AATTGGGTTGGGCTAACGACAGAAGGTTCGCCATTGGTATCAAACTGGAGAATCGTGTCTCTGCGGTCTTCCAAAGCAGGAAGACGCATGTCTACCTTAATGTCGGATTTCTGCAAGCGCATGGAGCGGTCAGCTTCTTCGCGAAGCTGCTGAGAAATCATGATCTCGGTATCTTGCTCGCGGTTGAGGGTTTCAGCAAGCAAGTCGCCCGCTGCTTGATAATCCGCAGTACGGTCAATATCAACTACACGAAGAATCGTAATGATGTCGCCAGACGCAGCGCCGGAAGTCAGCGTAATTTTGCCGCCATTCTGCGTGTCTGCCCCGGATACGGTGTAATCCGAAGTAATCGTCAAAATGTCGTTAGCGTCGTCTGCCGTCTGCCCAGCCGGAGTTTTGTAGACCTCAAGATCGCCATTCTCGAAAAACGGAAACGGGAAATCAAAAACGGTCTGACCGCCAGTAGCCGTATATTGGCGGCGTGGGGTTTCGTCATTAACAATAATCGTGGTTGCGCTCATGTCTTTGTCCTATTACGGGCTAACGCTCTGTTCAATAATATCAAATCCCTGACGTAAAACCGAGAGATTTTGTCCGGGCAATAATCTACGAATTGCGCGAGTATCGGAATCCGACCATTCACGCTCGCCAGTAATGGCGCTCATTGCTTTGAATCCATCCTGCATTAGGCCAAATGTCGGCCCAATTACAGAATCAAGGGCATTTCTGGAGGCATATCGAGCTGCCGGAGCCGAAACGCCAAATAGCGGCCTCAGGCCATAATTGTTGCCGCTAACTTTTTCTACCGTGTTATTGATTTCCATCAGATAACCGAGAATGCCTGCGCGGTCAATGCCCTCAGCTACCCATGCGGCAGGATCGTCAGAAACATCACGCCCGGCATCCCATTCCTTGAATGCGTAAGACATCATGCCGATGGACACGAGGCCAAGAAGCCCTTGGATATAATGTTTGTCTTGCGCTTGCAGCGATGAAAATAAAACACGCTGAGTAGCGGAAAACATAAATGTGCGGAACTGGAAAATGGTTTTGCCAAGCTCGCTTGACATAAATAGCGGCTTTTCCTGCCCCGGCATGATGATTACACGGTCAGATTCCTTACGGAGGGCAGCGCCCCACATCTGAGCTAATGCCTGATTGTCCCAATCCTTAGATTTGACAACCCAGACGCCATCCATTTTCTCGCCGTATTTGTTGATCTGGGCAAGGATATTTTTAGCGTCTGCCTCGGAAATGCCAAGCTGACCAAGGCGTTTGTCGTAAATACCTTTCTTTAGGTCGTCAATGATTCGGGTCTGAGTGACTACAGCGTGAAGCTGCTTTATGCCGCCAGTCCACTGATTCATAAGGTTGATGCTGGAGAACTTCGTAGCCGCCGCACGAGTGAGTCTTTCGACTTTTGTGCCACCACGGGCATAATCAGCTACATCGGCGATAATCTCTGCTCTGCCGCCCATGAGGGCATCTGTGCCTACCCCGTATAGCTTGGCTTCACGGGCAGCCATCTTGAACCCCTTGAGGTTCGTTACGAGAGGCTTGAGACCCTTGCTAAACGTATTAACGATGCCTTCTGCCATGATGACGCGGGCAAAATCCGGGAAGGATGCAGCAACGACACCACCCAAAAGGCGCATATAGTTGAGGTCACGGGCTACACGGCCAGCGCGAACCCACGGATTGTCCCAATCCACCTGACCGTAAGTGCCGCGAATACGATCACGCATTGCCGCAACATCACGAATATCTGATTCTTTTTTCTTGTTCAGCTTGCGGCGCTTGGCCGGATCGGTCTCCCGCTGCATTTGCAGAGCATAATCCTGCTCAATGTCCTTAATTACGGACTTCATTTCTACATCGTCAAAACGACGCTTCAGCTCAATATCCGGGGCAATCTGCTTTAGATAGCGACCACCGAGCAGCTCAATGTCGCTTTCCAGAAATTCCTCAACCATTGAATCAGGGATTAGGAAGGAGCGTTTCTTGAATACACCTTTCTCCGGCCCTGCCATGCCCTTGGCGAAGTTTTCTCCGATCTTGTAGTCGTAGGGCAGTCTGCCATCCGGCGTACTCATGATGCGGCCTGCGATCTCTCTGGCGAGGGCTTCGTTATCTACATCTTCGTATTCAACTTTCTTGATACGCTCAATAGCCTTACGGAGAGTGCGGGTAACGCTGCGGGCTTCTACGCCTTCACGGGCTTTCAACATTGCGCGGACTTCGTTAGCAATCTTGCTTGGGAAGCCTTCAATAGTCTTTTCGATTTCGCCAGCAGTCTTGAGGCGGTCTGCCTCTAGCTTTTGTAAGCGGGAATCTAGATCGGCCTTTTTAGCTTGATAACCTTCAAGTCGTTTTTGCAGCACATTAGAGCGATTGCGTAAGCGAGTATCCTGAACAGAAATTTCTTTGGCCTGTGCTTTTGCTTCTTTGGGTGGGGCAATTTTCTTAACTTTTGCATATTGCCCCTGTAATTCATCAATCCATGCAACATCAGATAAATTTACTTTTTTGCTGTAAATTTTTTGTCCGCGGCCTCCAGCATAAGATTCTGCCTCCATACGGCTTGGCGTTACAAAAGATCCATCTTTAATCGGATTAGATGAATAAACTGTAATTTCCCCAGCATCCAATGCTTTTTTTGCATCATCGGCAGTAAAGTCTGGCGTTAAAGATTCAGGATCAGAAAAAACTTCTTCTGCTGTGCGGATGTCGTCGGTTGACCGAATCCAAGTAAGGGTTTCATTGGGAGCAGGATTTGTGGCCTCAATAATTTCTAATTGTTGTTGTTTTTGGCTAACTGGCTCTGCTTTTTCTTTTACTGTTATTCCGCGCTCTATCGTTTTTTGGCGTTCGGCGCGAACTTCCTCTAATTGCTTTTCAGTTTCAGCAATTTTTTTCTCAGCCGTAGTGCGTTGGCGGGAGAGGCTTGCCTCGGTCTTTTCGGTTTCCGTCAATGCGGAATCTAGGCGCTCTACATCAGCCTTTTTCTGGATCTTTACGCCGCTCTGTTCGTCTAGCCACGAAGTTACCTTGGCGACAAACTCAGGCATTCTTGCTGCGATTTCTTCTTTGTTCCAGACGCGATTTAGGTAGCTTTCTGCTGTAGCCACGTCTAAATCTTCCGGCAGCAATTCCAGTTTGATTGATTCTTCCTTGAGCGGGTCGTATAGCTTTGTGCGCCAGCCATCTGCGGATTTCTGGATAAACGGATCATCCACCGGATTGCGCATGGCCCTACCGACTTCCTGATTGAATTGGCGACGATTTAGGGTTCCGCCATTGCGCTTGTATTCTTTGAAGGCCGTGTCGTGGATTTCCATCGCTTCAAAGTATTTGCCGTCATGCGACTTAATCATCGACTCAACACTAGTGCTGAGCGGCTTGTCCATGTCTAACGGGTTTTCTGCAAGCGCATTTACTGCTCGGCGGGTAGCCGAAGAATCGGACGAAATTGTCCGGCTCAGAGGATCCCATCCGAGATTCTTAACTGCCCATTGAGCTAAGCGACCACGAACCTTCGCGTCAGTGTCTACTACAGCAGCACCGATAGAGGTATCTTCAAACGCAGGGTTGCCGCCTTCTGCGATTACCTTTTCTGGGTGCATTACCCGCTCGGTTTCGCTGACTAGCTTTGGAGTAAGGTATTTCTGAACGGTTGCCGGAGTAGCGCCAATGATGCCCGTCAAGAGAGTAGAGGCAGTCACATTCAGAGCAGATTCTCCAAATGTTCTCTCCATCTGCGTGAGGTGCAGGGCAGCCTCGGTTCCGGTCGTGGCAAGTGCGCCAGTTGTAGCAGTAGCGCCAAAATTCTGAAGAATGCTGCCGCCACTTTTGTAGGTCTTGTAAGTAACGCCACCCACAGGAATAGCGTTAATCGGGTCAGCCATGCCTACGAGCATGGTTTCCGTGAATGCGCCAGAAGACAGAATCTCGCGGTCACGGCGCTCACGGTCACGCTGGCGACGTACTGCATTCAGCTCATCAAGGTTATCTACAAATGCGATATTGGAAACAAATACCTCATCCAGCTTTTCTTCTTCGTCAAGCTGTTGCCACACATCAAAATCGGTTTCTTTAGTGCCGTCAGGCAGTCCGGACTCCTTTACAAGCAAAGACCCGATTGAGTTTTCAAGACGAAATGCAGCCCGCAATTTGTCGCGGGTCGAGTACTTTTCTTCGTCAGGGCCGAACTCTTCTACGCCTACAAGACGATTGAGCTGGATCTGTTCGTCTTTGTCTTCAATTAGTGGCATGTTTTACTCTGCTACTGGAATGCCGACATCTACTGTCGTTTTCTCGCGATACGTCCCGCGCATGAAATTCTTGGCATCTTCAATACGCTGCGTTTCTGAGCGACCCGATGCGTCATACCAATCCGGGGCATTTTCCGCGAGATAGGCATCTGCTTCTTGGATGGATTCGACCGTACCTTCCTCAATTTTGAGCATGCGTTTATTTCTTTCCTGAATGCGCTTGATTTCTGCATTCTGATCCGGGCGGAAGCGGAAGCCTACAAGCGGTTTGATCCCTTCATCCGTTACGATCAAGACGCGATAAGTCGGATTGCCAACCTCTGCCTCTTTAGCGGTACGTTCGTCAGAAACGAGGAATAGGTTTTCCATTCCTACAGGCTCGCCTATCGTTTCAGTCGCGATGTCTTTGGCAAGCTGCTTCATGATATAGGTGGAATCGCCGGCTACAGAATAATAATTCTGTGGCGGATACTTCATGACGTAACCATTGAAATCGCCCCAATTGCGCTTCATGGTCTTAATTGCCTCATCACGAGCAGCTTTTTCAGTCATGCCGCCTAAATAATAGGCATCGTACAAATCTTTGTATTCACTATTGATCTGATCGACGTTGACATCTTTGATGTCTGGGCCAAACCACGGATCAAGATCGGAAGCCACATTTGCGCTGTAGTCCGTCTTTTTCTTCAAAATTTCTCTGCGGGCCTCAACGCGCTTTGCGTTTGCTGGATCTGTAAGTTCTTTTGCTCTTTGGACAGCCTCGGCAGGAGACATATTTTCCATCAGCGGAATCACCTGAGACATAAATGCGCGCTGTTCTGTATTGAGTGCCTGCTCGGTAATGCCCGGAATGTCATCAATCGCGTCAATGATGCGAGCTGCGTTTCTAATGTTTTCTGGATTATCAGACAAAACTAATGCGTTTAGATCACGCTGCATCTTAGATGGGACGGTTTTTGTCCCGCGAACATAATCAATGCTGGCGTTAAATACCGTCTCAGGGTCTTGTCCTGCCAATCCGGGAAGGATCAATTTTTCGTAAACGCCGTCAATATCCTTCTTTTCGGCGGAGACTGGATAACCTTCTTTTACGGCAGCAAGGATGTTTTGATAAGTTTCCTGCTCATCAATAGCTTTTTGCTCATTTTCGAGCATCTTTTTCATGACGCTGGTGCGCTTGCTTGGGTCGATCCAACCGTTTTTCACAAACTCATCAAGACGCGCAACCGCTTCTTCACCACCAATCAAGCCGGACTCAATGCCGACCATCGTATTGGAGAACGCAATCTGCTGCTCATACGTCATCTGGCTTTGGCGTTTTGCAGCCAAGGAATCCAGACGCCTCTGCTGCGTAGACATTTTCTGTGAGTACGCCTCAACCTGTGCCGGATCTAGTTCCTTTGGCGGGTTGAGCATGAAGTCAGAAATGAATGCAGAGCCTTGGCCTTGCTGTACAGCGCGATCAAACTGCCCCATATAGCGGGACTCATCAACCTGCGCGAGATAGTTGTTTAGAGCATCGTCAGCAGCTTTGGATTGGCCTAATTGCTCTAGCGGATTGATTACCGTGTCATAGAACAGTTGCGTCTGGTGGGCTAGATAATCGTTATCGCCCATGCGGGAAGCTTTGGCAGCTTCGGACAGAATGTTTCTGGATGCGCGATCTAGCTCAATCGTGGTCTGTTCTAGTGAGATTTTTGCGGCACGGTCGCGGATTTGTACCGCATTTGAGCGCATCGTTTGGTCATAATCGAATTGAACCTGCTGGCGTACTTCTGCCGGGAGGTTCTCAATCATGCTGTTACGGTATGCACTAGCGGCATTTTCAAACGCAGCCGGATCATTTTGATGCTCGCGGGACATCCGATCCATTGCGTCCATGTACTGATTCTTTGTCGCAGCCATATATCCGGCTTCATTCGCACGGTTGAATGCGCGGCCATAAGTCGTCATTGGGCTGAGATTACCAAGCGGAGCGCCCGGAACATGCTGAACTTCTGCTGCGGCTTTCTTAGCCTGTTCTGCGCGGCTGTATTCCCACGCTACACGGCCAAATTCACCCGCCTTGCGGAAAGATTCGCGGAGTTGTTCTGTAGCAGCAGCGGCCTCCCTAGTTGGGCTTTGGATGCCAGTCAGGACTGCTTGTTGCTCAAAACGGGCCATTAGCCAATCTCCGCCAATTTAGTCGCGGTGGTCAGAAGCTCGCCACGGGCTGCCTGTCTGCCGCCTTCAAGGGTTCCGGCTACGCGACGCTTGTAAATGTCCTCACGGGTCTGCTGCATGATGTCAGCGGCTCTCTGCTCGCGCTCAAAGGCCGCAATGCTTTCAAGCTGTAGGGCAGCAGCACTACCGCCTGCGGCCCCTCCTGCGCCCGCTGCGGCGGCCTGAGAGGATATTGCTTTCAATAGGCGTTCGCGGCGGAGGATTGATTCTTCGTTGGCTTTCAGGCTTTCTTGGAATGCTTGAGCTTTCATACCTTCAGCTTCTTGCGCGGCAGCAGTCCTAGCTGCGCCTGCGGCCTGTACGCCAGACAGAACATTAAGGCCAAGCGATGCGCCAGACATGAGCGTGCCGAGCGACATTGCTGGAGCCATGCCTGCCATCAATGCTTGTTGTGTCAGTGCAGTTCCCGCAAGGCCAAATTCTGCGGTTTGCGCCGCAAGCATAGTTGCCTGTGCCGAACTTGCTCCGCCTGCGGTTGAGAATAATGCTGCTGATGATGCGGGATCCATTATGAAATCTCCATTTCCAAGCTAAGACCCAGCAGAGTTAATGGGGCTGGGACATCTTGTGTAATTGTAACTTGTGCGGTCTTTGACCACCCAAATAAATATATATTCTTTTTGCCTGTATATGGCTCAACGGCAGTGCCTAATACGCTAGTGCCGAAAGTTCTAAATGGAATCGTATAATCGTTAATTTTTACGCCTAAAGATTCCTGCAAATATACCATGCAGTTTACGATGCGTTTTTCGCCATCGAGATTTGTGCCTGCTCCGGTGTCACCTTCTACAGGCATAGTCGTTACCGTAGGACGGAAGAACAGGCCAACTTCGGCAGAATCTACCGCTACGCGTTCAATCGTTACCGAGCCAGAGGCCGGAGTTACATTGTTCAGTACAGAATCGTCAGCGCGAACGCGGCATTCTTCGCCATTTAGGTGGCCTAATCCGGTCAAGGTAGCCGTTCCGGGGCTGGTATACAGCACCGAGCTATCCAAATAACTGTCTGTGGTTGGATCAACCTCTTCCAGATAATATTTAGTCACCCCATTAATTGTGCGCTTGACTGCGAAATAAACTTCGTCAACGAGCGTACAGATGCTCATGATTTCGCCGTCTGTTACCCAGCGAGACCATCCGGCAACATTTTGAGAGCGTAGAGTATTGAATACGCCGACAGTGCCGTCACCATTAACCAAATAAACATAGTTGGCATCTTCATTGGTTGTGCCTACTGAAATTGCCAAATCTACCGGATCATTGATTAGAACCGGAGCCAAAAGCGATGCGGTGTTGGAAATATAAGCATCTTCGGCAAACTCAAACACAAATTCACGCAAGGAGCGGCCAGTGCGCTGCACATAAATGGTCGCGCCGTCAATTACTTTTGGCATGATTGCCTTAGCGCCGTAGCCTGACTGACGTTTAATGGCAAGATTTTCCGGAGTGATCGGAGAAACCGGGACATAATATTCGGCACTGGCAGTAAAAATTTGCAGGTGACGGTTAGAGAATAGGCAATTAATTGAGTCGTATTGATCGACGTCAAGCGTCAATTCAATGCCCTGATCGTCGCGGGATTTGCCAAGGTCGAAGTTAAAAAACTCATTAACGCGGCTTCCCCAAACGGTAATTGGCAGAGATTTTGATCCGCCAAACCAAAGACGCGCTTCGTGGAAAATTACTGTGCGGGGCCATCCTCGTGTTGCAGACCACGCATCTTCTTCACGGGGAGACCCATCTGTCGTGGTTGTTCCGGAAATGGTTGCCGTGTAATCGCCGGAGGTAGAGCGGCCAGTAATCTGCTGCCAGTCCTTAGCATTAGCGCCAGACAGCGTGATTTCGTAAGTTGTGCCGGTCGTATGTGCTACAGCAACATCGCCATAGACGATATTTACGAGGTCGTTGATTGCCGTAGTAATACGATCTTCGTTTGTCCCGGTGTCGGATGAATACGCGATATTGTCCGTATCAATGCCGCCAACCGTTAGTTTGTAGTCCTGCCCTTCCGTGAAGCTATTGAAGGTGATTTCTTGCACTTCGCTAGTTGGGGTAGGGCTTGATCCATCGTCAAAGTCATACTGCGGGATGTAGTCAAACGAAATATTCGAAATAGCCCACGAAGACGGAGATCCCATACGCTGCAAAAGGGCCGGAGCATGATCCTCATGGACAAGAATCATGGTGTCACCTGACTGCGTATACTGAATTTGCATCAATTCCGCGGTTGTATAGGTCGTAACTACGGTCGTTTGAAATACATCGTTGTAATACACGTCAATGGCATTGTTGCGAAACACCATCAAATAGGCTTGTGTATTAGAAAAGATGAATGGGATGACGCGGAATTGCTCACCAATATCATCAATAAAGTTCATTCCCGGACGGCGTTTAACGCCACCTTGAGGCAAACAAAGCACGTTATCTCCAACGGACATGCCGTTGAAGTATTGTTTGGTATCAATTCGGGCTAGAAGTCGAGTGTCAAGAACGCCGGAATTGAATGCAGATTGAACCTTGTATTGCTTGCTCACGAACGAGTCTCAATGTAATCAAATGCCTGTACAGCGACGGCAGGAGATTGCTGAGAATCGGCAAACCTAGCCCGCTTCATTTGCTCTACATGCTTCAGTTCATAGGTTTCCGCGAGAGAGCGGTTTGAGGTCACAATCAATGCAAACTCAGAAGCCAACTTATATTCCAAGGCGAGTTGGAAGTAAGCCGGGAACAAGCCCTCATTTGGACGCATGAGGTAATCCACGTCCATTTCCGTGACGTTTGCGAAGATTTTGTCTTCGTATACCTGATAATCAGTATTAGGAATTACCCGATACAGCATCAGAAGATCGGATGGGAGCTGAAATGCGTATTCCCAATCATTCAATGGGGCAGATGTAAGTCGCGCCAGCGTGCGTTTTGCGGCTGCGAAGCGCCAACGGTGATCCGTTAATAAGGCGCGGAGAGTGGGTTCGTAAAGGTTTGCTGCTGCGATGCCCTGAGCGCCGCCTTCCGTAAATGAAGAAATCGGCGGTGCGCCGAGTCTTACAAATGCGTTTGAGCAGATTTCAATAGCAGTTGCCATATACCAACCTCAGAAATTAGGTGGGAAGGACTTACACCACAAATGTGGATGCCTTCCCGGTATCACGGGGAGTGATTAGGCAGAGGTCAAGCCTTCGCCAACAGAGTAGGTGCTACCTGATACTGCGATCTGGCTGAAACCAAAACCGTCAGAGCAGAACAGCATTACGACGTCGCCAGCGGCCATACCGTAATCTACTGCGTTGTTGAAGTAACCAGATGCACGTACGTTAGCCAAAGTTTCGGCTTCCTTGTACATCCAGAGAGTACCACCGTCAGAGTTAGCAGTGCCTACGCGCTGCAAAGTACCTGCTGAAAATGCCATGATGATGTCTCCTTATCAGGCGGTGTCGTCAGACTTGATTTCAACGAAGCCGTCATTGTCACGGACAACAGCACCAGCCTTCAACAGACCGTTCACCAACCAAGAGGTCTTCTGAGCGATGTAGTTGATTTCGGTCTTGATGTCGATACCGACAGCCATACCCAGAGAATCACGATGGAAAGCCCATGCAGAAGCGGAAGAAGTGCCGCCGCCTGCAAGACCGCCTTCGCTACGATCATCAACGAGAATGAACTTGAAGCCGTAGAAGGTATCAATGTCACCAGCTACCAAAGCTTTTACATTCATGTAATCGCTAGAGGTTGCCTGAGTAGTGCCAAGGAGCTGCTGCTTCTGAGTCTTGTTGAACAGAATGAAGCGGCCTTCCATCGGAGCGCCAACGCCATCAAGGTATGCACCAGCCTGACGTACTGAAGCCACATCGAAACCTGCGGTTGCAGTGATGTCGGTGTGGGTAGAAGTACCAGATGCCATTGCATCAATGATGAGCTGATCTTCACGACGGCCCAGAGCGTTAGCAATTACAGATGCCAGTTCGCTCTTTTCATCGAAGTTTACTTCTGCCTGATCGAAAATATCGGTGTATTCCGGAGCATTCCAGTTTTCCAGAGTACAAGTAATCAGGCTGTGAGAGATGTCCATAGGGGTAACATCAGCCTGCGAAGCCTTCTGGTTCGCCAAGCCCTTACCCATCTTACGGAACTTATAAGTATCGCCAACCACACCAGAACGCAAGGTTACTGCGCCACGCAGCTTCCCGGCTGACTGATAGGCATGCTTGACCATACTATCAAACTCAGTCTGAGCGACTGAAGAAAGATACTTAGACATAATTGTCTCCTAAATGGTTAAACAAATCAGTTCTTGCTTTTCCTGATTCAGTGGCCTCGGAAGGGGTGAATCATTAAAGCGTTCACTCCAATCGGGCCATCCATTTAGGACGGGTAGCGACTAGCTATGTGAATACAGGATATACCCGTATAGGCTGATAATAACAAATTAATTGTGCAATGCAACAAATAAAAACCGCCCCGAAGGGCGGCTTATATTTTGGAGTGTATTTCAATCAGCCGGGCAGAATGGCCTGCGCCTTTTTCTGAATCTCTGCGCGATAAGCAGGGTCAGAATAATAACGCTCGGATTGTACTGCGCGACGGAAATCATCTTCGGTAAATGCCGGGAGATTGGCTGATTCGCCAGTCTTGTGCATTTGGGTTCCGCGGGTCTTGGAAATAATCTTTTCCATCAGCTCGACCTGTGCAGCGGTGGTTAACATGGAGGAATAGGCATCCATATCGTCCTTCGATAAATTGTTCATGCCCCAGCCAGATAGTGCGGCGAGGCGTTGATCTGCCTTGTCGCCAAGCATCTGCTTTTGCTGCTGTGCATCTGCGCCGATCTCGTTAATGATGGACTGCTGATAGCCGACAAAGATATTGAACAGCTTTTGAGCCGTTTCATTGGACATATTGGATTCTTTGGCAACCTTCAAAAAATCCTTATAGGCTGGAAGTTCGGCGTCGATTTCGCCTTCTGCGCCTTCCGGTAAGCCTAATTCGTACTCTTCTGGAGCGCCGACAAAGCCGCCTAGTTTGGAGCGGAGTTCGTTGTAGCCCTTTGCCTGTTCTTTGATGGCTTCTTCAAGCCCACGGCCACCCTGCAAATAGCGATCCTGAAGCCACTCAGGGCGTTCTAATGCTGGGCCGGCATCCTTTTCGATTTCTTCGTTGATCTGCGCTGTAGCGGCTTCCTGCTGCGTTTCAGCGGCATCGGCGGCAGCGCCGCTCAATAGACTTTCTTCGCTCATGATTTATCCCCGTGGTTGTTGAGTGATCGCAATTTGGTCAAGGATCTCCTTAACAAGCTGCTGTTTGCCATCTCGCATGGCGCATTCACGCACCGAAGCGGAACCATCCGGAACCCCTCCTGTGCAGAATCTTGATACCCATTCCTCTAGGATCTTTTGTCCCTCGGAAGAGGTGAAGGTGTTGAAGTAAGCCTGCGCTCGTTTCTGGCGGGCTTCTTCTACCTGACGCTCGTGATCCTCAGTAGAGGATTCGTCAAGCCAATCGTATTCATCCATAGCTTATTGTGCTTGTTGTTGTGCTTGCATCATTGCGGCAGCCTGCATTGCCTGCTGCTGTTGCTGCTTAATCATCTCTTTTTCGGCCTCAGTGCGGATCAATTCCGGGTCTGTGCCTAATTTACGAGCAATGTAACCCGCAAAATTCTCTACCTTGAGGTCGAGCATGACTTGTTCCGGCGGTACGCCAGAGTTCAGAGCCATCGTCATGGCCTGCATTGCAAGCTGGGCGTCTTCGTATTCAGCCGCACGAGCCATGTTATTCAGGTATTTCAAGCGTACATTCTCGCCATCAATGGTGACATCGGGAATTTTCCCGGCCATCTTGAGGACATCAAATGCGCGGCGGAAGGTTGCTCCGGCCAGTTCGACGGAGAGACGGCCAAAGGTTGCGCCAGCTTCCTGCAAGTCAATCTGACGGCGGATGCTGATTTCTGTGGCGGTCTTCGTCGGGTCGGTAATATCGCCAATAGGCTTCGCAAACAGCGCACGGTTGACGTTATCCCGACGGCGCTCGTACTCAAGCTCGTGGAATTGGACGTTCGCACCCGTAGCCAGCGGCTTCAACGTCGGGTTGTCATTACTGTTGGAAGAAACAGGAATAGCGATACCCGGAGCAATGCGGAAGGTATATGGGTTGAAGATGCCGTCATCCGTTGCAGTCCAAACGCCAAGGACGCTAAGAGCGGCAGACTTCAGAGAGTATTCGCCCATGACGTTCAGCGTCTTAATGTCCGGAAGGACAGACATTACAGGGCCACGGCCATAGACTTCGCCGGAAACTACCTGTGAGCGGAACACAATCCACGGGCTAGATACACCGAATTCCTCTTCGTAGATCACTTCCTTGTCGGATTCGATCATCACATAGAGGCAGTATTCGCCATTTTCTTCGCAGACACCCTCAAGAATGTCGATTTCCTCGTCTGGATTTGCTTCCATACGATCCAGATACTTCTGAGGGATACGGGCATCCGGCCAAATTCGGTCAATTCCGCGTAATGGAATCTTGCTTTTACGCCATACGTCGGCTACTTCGCCGCGTCCGTTAGATGCCAGCACGATGTTAGATAGCGGGATGGAGTCGAAAATCAGCTCATCATTCTCCGCGTCATAGTCGCAGGTCATTGCGCCAGTAGAGATTGCAAGGTCTACGCAAGCCTCATTGACGCGCTGATCGAAGTTTGAGCGATGGATGTAGGAAAAGACAGTATCCGCAAGGCGGTCAAGGGCTTCGGCAATCGTGATCTGCTCACCGAAGTAATCGACCATTGCTTCGTCATCAACCATGCCACCCGGTACTACAGTAATCCATTTCTGGCCCGGCGGGACTACGGTTTGCTGCACACGATTGGCGTAAATCTGAACAGCTTGCATAGCAGTATTGTCATGCAGGTGCGTGTTCTTCTTTTGGCCTTTGGTGTACTCAAAGAGAGCCTCACGCTGAGGCACTGTGTAGCGATAGCACTCGTAAAAGTGGCTATACCAGCTTGAATCCCGACGCTTGAGGGCCGTCGAGTACCGCTTCCAGAGTGCCTTGCTATCCATAATTTAGCCCAGAGTTTCTTTCTTATCTTCTGCGCCCATTGCGCCACCAGTCAGAAGAGAACGGCGACCTGCGCGGCGAGAGCCAGCCTTAGCTGCGCGTTCTGCGATCTCAGATTTCTGGCCTGCTGCCGTTTCCAATTGTGAGCGTTCCAGAGACTTTTGCGCTTCAGTCGGCTCAAATGGTTTTGGCTTTGGAGGAGAAAAAATGCTGCCCATTTTTCAGTTCCTTATAAAGTTGATATGGGGTGATAATCCACCACTTCTTAATACCTAAAAATGCCTTGGCCTGCTCTACGCAGTTCAATGGCCCAACCACTCCCCTTAATCTTCCGATGCTTACCTTTCGAGTAACTCGGACTGTCTTGCCTAAATAACCGAAATCGGTTAGAGGCGGATAAACAGTTGTTTCAGTATATCCTATTCTTGGATCAATCAATACATCTGCGTTTGGTTTGTGAATTACGACGCAAACATGGCTAAATCCCGGCTCTAAAATGGCATTAAGCCACTTCTTGTAATTCGCCTGCCGGAATATCACTGTCGCCCTTACGAGGTCTTCCCCGCTTAGTGACAACAGGCTTGGCATCGGTGTTTGGCGATACAACCAATTTATCATCCTGAATGCTCCCCGTGTATCCGTCGATGGTGTTTGCTACTGCGTCAGCAAAGAGGCGCTGCTGCTGAATCTTGCTCAAATTAGTTTTCATTGAGAATGTCAGCGGGCTGAGAGAAAGCAGCTCGCAAGTTCTTGTCAGGCTTTGCTGGGCGTAAATGCTTTCAACAGCTAGACACAAGACGGATTGCTCCGGGGTAATACCGGAAATATCACATTTAATCTTCATAAAACTCCCCGTTAAAAAATATCAAATCCAGACGCCTGAATTGGCGCGGATCTGGTCTGTGTGTTCCGCAAGGATACAGCAAGATAGCGGAATGCGTCTGCCCCGTGGCTTGACCAATCATGGAGCGGCTTTTCGTTGAAGATGCCTTTACGCTCATCAAACTCTTTTCGGTAGTTTTTGAGGCAGCGGATACCTTCGCGGCAATTGTTTTCGTCAAACCAGCAACGATGCAAGATGTTGCGGACTGTGTTGATGCCGCCCATCAGGTCAACTCTCGGCACTCGAATGAAATTAATCCCCATTTTCTGGGCGACTTCGTGCCTGCTCTTTCCTGTTCCCATTTCCCTGACGGATATATCGTGCGGGGCAAAATGATGCTGATAGACGATATTGTGCTTGTCACGCCACTCGTGCAAATAGTTGATGTAGTGGTTTAGGCCGTGATTGTTGTTTTCGTAGTAGTTGACTACGCGGATTTCCTGCCCATGTTGCTGATACCACCAGATCGCGGTAGCGTCTGACATGCCCAAGTCCCAGACGGTGTTGACCGGGAGTGCGTTATCCACAGGCACGGAGGTCACTTGATCTTTGTTCTGCATCATGATCTCAGCGTAGTACGCGCCATCCTTGTTCTGGAGCGGCTGACCGAGCCAGATATGCTCGTACATGATGGGGTTTTTAGCCTGCAACAGCTCGGCTTCTTCTACCGTTGCGCTATCAAGGTATGGGTTGTCTAGGTAGTCAATGTGGACTACTACGGTATCCGGTGGGGGATCAACTACAAACCGTTGGTAGGTCGAGTCGAGTTCGTCATAGGGGTTGAAAGTAATCCAAATCTCTGCACCGGCCTCACGGATGGTAGGCAGCAAGGTGCGCCAGCTCGTCTCGGAGACCGATTCAGCTTCTTCCACCCATACGCGAGAGATGCCTTCCATTGATTTGATGGCGGTGACGTTAGAGCGCAAGCCCTCAAATACAAACTCGCTGCCATTCTTGCCGTAGATGGCGTTATTCTGAATGTCGAAGAAGGACTCTAGCCCTAATAGCTCGATCTGCTTAGCAAGGACGCTAATCACAGACTGGCGGATAGACTTCTGGATCTCACGACAGCAGAGGATTCTGTGTTTCTCTGCGTAGGCATCCAGCACTAACATCCGAGCTACATGCCAAGATTTACCAGATCCTCGGCCTCCCTTGAGTACCTTATATCTGTGATGCTCTAATGTAGGGGCGAGTTTTGGTTCAAACTCAATATCAAGACTTGCTGCCATCTTTCACAATCATATTGATCTGTACAGGCAGGGAATCTTCACCATTACCGCCAGTAAGTTGTGTGGCGGATAGGTCAGGCACGGTTTTCTTGAGCAGAATCTCGGCAGCTCGAATCTGAGTAGATGACATTTCTGCATCTTCCAGCACATGAGCCATGAGCTTTTTTATCACCAAGGTGGTCTTAATCTTGTTCCTAGATTCCTCAGTGTGTTGCCTTCTTCCAGTACCGTTCGTACTCATTTGATTCTACTCCCCTTTCTTGCTCGGACTTAGATTATCTCACCCCATTCTAGTACACCTGAAGCAATGCCCGTAGAGGCGGTGCTTTCTAGTCCTAGATAGGTTCCCGGTGGGATGGTGAATTGGATTCTTTCGGGGTTTGGATTGGTGAGGTCTACCATTCTCGGCTGTTGGGTGATTACTACAGTTACCAAGTCCATTAGTGCGTGGTTATAACTAGTGGCTCTTACCGCTGATGCGTCCATTTGTGGGGAATCGCAGTACATGCCGCTGTGACTGTTTACGGGTTGGAAGGTGGCGCCGGTAATGGCGGCTGCGTTAGTTGTTATCCAGAGGCGGTAGGTCGATTTTTTGTCCGCACTCAGCATCATTCGGGCAAGTTCGACTAATTGGGTGTTACCTGAAGGGTTCCAAAGCGTCAGGATCGGGGTTGCTGTTGATACGGATACGCCATCAGCATAAGCGGAGTAGTAGGTCTGATACGCAAACTGGTTTCCGGAGTTGCCTCCGAGATATTCCGTTACTACAACCTGTGAGCCGTTTTCTCTTGGAAGTACCCAGACGTTTGTGTCGTGGGCTTCAAAGTCCATCACCATTCCAGACCGGAGTGCGTGGGCTACTCGGTTTGAGGTGGCGGGTTTGTTGTCCGTCAGGACAAGATAGCAATCGCCGTGGATTGCTTGAACTTTGAATCTGCCTTGGCCCTGATTTACCCGCACATATTGTGTGGGATCTAGGGATATACGGTTTGTAGTTACAGGCATTAGACCATCCGACCTTTTTTAGATTTGCGCTTGACGCCTTCTTTCATCATGCGCTTTGCTTCTGCCATGCTCATTCCGTATTTCTTAGCGATCTTTGGATCGTTAGCGGCGGCGGCAAAAAGGCGATGCTGCTTTTCTGTGTACGGCATTGCTATATCTCGTTAATGAAAATCAGGCATTTATTTTCATTTGCGCAGCGGATAATTGTCAACTTATCTATCTGCGAATCGTCTTCCCATACGCCGGATTTTGTTAGCGAGTCCAAAACAGACTTAGCGTAATTATCAATATCGCGCCTGCGATTATCTGGTGGATATAGCTCAATTCGTACTTCCAATCGTACTGTCAATGGTACTGAGACCTGTACGCAATCCCGTACGTCTTCCACATATTCCCGGCCCTTCTTCGACATGATCGTTGTGCAGATGTTTCCACGGCGGAATGCGCGATACATGGAATTTACCGAGGGAGGAAACGGAAGTTCAAATGTCAGGCCGGAATTTTTTACCTCTGCCATAAGTAACTAAATATAGCACAACTGAGGTGAAAAGTCAATGAAAACAATATATTACCTATTCAAAATCGTAAAAGTTGGGATCGACATATCCGTGTTTTTTAATCTGTTCTAGCATTTCGATTTTTAGATTCGTAATTTCCAATAGGTGTTCTTGGGTTCCGTATTGGAACTCCCACTGCTTCATCCCGACCTTGTGGATGCCCTGCTGCCCGGTGTGGTGGTTCATGCAAAGTGGGATGGTATACATGTCATGCGCCTTCTGTCCCATGCCCCTGTAACGTGTGCCTATACAGTGGTGGATCTGGGGCGGTTGTCCACAGATTGCACAGCCCATTTCTGCAAGCGCCTCAAAACGCTCTCTGCGCTCTTGTTTTGATAGGGGCGGTGGGTTAGTACCTTTTTGCATAGATCGTCGATTCTAGGGCGTTTGAGGGGCGTCTGAGGGCATGTTTA